GTTCTTAAATTCCTCTCGTTACCTCGTTCATTCTTGCCTTCAGTTTCGATTTCGCGAGCAGTAAGCAGACCCCCGTAGTGGTGCTTGTACGCTTTAGATTGTCTGTACAAACCCATCGTAACGGTAGCCGCACTGAGCGTTGTTCCAGCTAACGCATCGCCAGTCTTACCGTACCGTGTTTTGCCCTTACTGCCCTTTTTTGCAATATCTCTCTGCGCTCGTCGAGATTTTAATTTAAGACGATCCATTTCATCTTCGTAGCCTTGTTCGCCGCCGCCGTCGCTGTTGCCGCCACCGCCGTAGGCCATCGCAATAGGACCATCCACTTCAGTGTCGTGATAATAGAACTCGTCTTCTTCGAGTTCCCCGGTCATCGAGTCGAAGACCATACGAGTGTGAATCTTGTGGACAGTCATATCGTTACCCCAATGCTCTTATGACCCGTGTGGGTCGTGTATGTGTGTTGTGTGCGTATTCATCCCAGCCCATGCAGAACGTGCGCATCGCGTCAGCTGCATGACTCGACCAGTCATGGACAGGACGAACCTTCCATGTCTGGTGCTTCTCGTCGAATTCTTTTCGGTACGCCGCCAAGCAGTCGATCCCATGACCGCACTTCTCAGCATCGAAATGCATTTTGTTGAACGTGGCCCGGACACAGTTGATGCCGTCATCGATGGGAGTCTTGCGACCCACTTGCAGAAATAAGCCAAGGTCGCGAGCCATCTCGACTCGAGACTTGCCGGTCGAGAATTCCCTGTGGCCGATGTCGTGCGGCGCGAAGTGCTCGGCATAGGTGTACGGCTTTTCCTTAATCATGTTGACATAGAACGGCAACGCCTCACCGGAGTGTTGTTCGTAATCGATAACATGCAATTTGTTGTCGACCAGCTGCACAAACCAGATCGCGGTGCTGTCCCCGATACCAATGTCCCAACCCGTGTATACCGGCTGCGCCTGAGTCCACGGCACAGTCGTGATGCGCTTATCCATATGCGCTTTGTCGAGTTGTTCTTTGAAGTACGCACCCGGCAGCGGAGCGTCCCATGAACAAAAGTATTCAGACTGGATGAGTTCTTCGGGCATCCCCTCTGCCCGTTCACGCTCAATCGCTTCGGTGTCGAGTAGGCCAGTGTCTTCGACACTGAGGCGCTGGACGAACCAATCCGGGTTGCCGTCTGCCATGGTGAAGAGGCGGAAGCCGTGGTTGCGACCTCGAGGCGTGAAGTTGAATACTGCCCAGCCGTTGTTTAGGGCAAGGATGGGGCGTATCAGTTCCCATGCCTTCGGGTTTTGAAGAGCGTACTCAGAGAAGACCACCCCTATCGGGTTGGTGCCGACGATGCTATCGATGTTGTCGGTGCCGACCAGCTGTATAAGGCTGCCGTTCTTGAGCGTAATCCGCATCTCAGTATTGTTGAGGTTGCGGATGATCTGTTTAGGGATGTGATCGAGGAAACGTATTCCCTCATTCGACATGCCGGTCCAGATAACCTTTTTCGCTTGGTTGTAGGTAGGCAGGGTGTAGAAATAAGTACCCCTTCGTTCCAACGCTTTCTTAATCGTGAGGTTCCACAACGATAAGTCCTTGCCGGCACGACGGTGCCAGACCAAGCATGCCCGGTTGTAGTCCCCATCCATGGCTGCAAACACCGGAATCTGATATTCGCGAGGTGTGTAACGGTGGGGAATGGAGATTTCAGTCATAGAAGCCGGGATTTCTGGTTTTTTTTGGCAAAATCAGTAAAATTTTTTGACGCAGTCCCTATAACGAAGAATGCCCCCGCAAAATTCGGGGTATAGGGGGTGATTTTCAAGGAAAATCAACAACTTAGGGCGTTTCGGCGGCCCATAGGCACCGGCCCCGGGATATTTTGAAAGAGACCCCCCCCGGGGGGGCGTGATCCTTGGGAAGGCACCAACAGCCTAGTGTTTAAGCCATTCTCGAGCAATGTTTCTCGAGAAGTCCCCATAAAGTCCCCTCTCATTTCGATCCAGACTCATTAAACCTTGCAATCTTTACGACATTATCATCGTAAGTTGTTGTTTTCTCTACCTTTCCAATATCTTCATTAGTATTCAATGATTTACCTATGGGGTCCGCCGGCGTAATCGCCACTTTCGCTTCGCCGTTATTACCCAACCCAGACGCATCGTATGACGTGACGTTCACTTGCAAGTCTTCGTCTTCAGGGTTCGATATGTCAGTCGCAGACATGCTGCTGTAACGATATTTCGCGAGCACACCGAGTGCGTTCGCTTCGACATTCAAGTTACCAGCTGCGCGAGCACGTTGGAGAAGGTCTACATATTGCTCGATTGGGTCGAGGCCCAACTCAACCATCTTCTCGACAGCATGCAGCGACAGTTTGTTTCTCGAGCCTTTAGGTCTGCCCGGGTTACCTTCTCGGAATCGCTGACGTGTCTCATCGTTGTAGTCGTAGCGTTCGGCTTCAGCCGCAAACTCTTTCGCACGTCGAGCCTTGCGACCTTCACCATTCTTCATTCCCTTTGGTCTGCCGGGACCACCGGGATTCCCCTTTTGAAATTTAGGCATAAAAAAAGCCGGTGTTCAAACCGGCGCAGTAATCGACAGTTTGATTATGCATGTGTCAACTTGTGTCGGACAAGTCGTGGTTCCATTCACGAATGGCACTGCGCAACTCGTAGTCACAATCATCAATCAATTGCCAAGCTGCGTCATACACTGGTCGCTCTTTTTTCTTGATCTTTTCATGCTTCGCATTCGAGAAGATGTAATCAGCAACCGCACGTTGCACAACATCAATCACTTCACGCATTGGCAAAGTGTCGTGCCTATGGATGACCAGCTTCCAAACGATTGCAGACTCAAACGGTCGTCTTCGATTCTCATCACCAGCGAATGAGTACCGTGCATAATCATTAGCCATTGGCGGCAGCCGCGCAGCCAAGTCGCACACTTCCTGAAATGTAATCTCTGGTGTGCCTCCAGTGCTACGCTCGAGTGACTGACCACGCAACGTCAGCAACTTCAAATGTTCGAGCGTCATCATTTCGTTTGCACCGTGACCTGAACCAAACCACCAGCCTCACGCTTCTCATGCATGCGAGCCACAATGGTTTTGATCTGGGAGTCATCGTGGTAGGCACCCGCATGCATCAATCCATCGATCAGGCTTTTAAGAATGTTGTCGAGGTCACGCTTGCGCCGATCAGGTGGATGCGCATCAATGATCAGTTCCAGATATTCAGAGTCCCAGCACCTATGGAAAACCGGCATGCGATCCCGCACCAACTCACGATAGTTCCTGCCAACTGCTGACAGATATGTTCGACCCCGAGCATGTCGCCAATAAGTGTTCACGCTGGGCGGCCAAGGCAACTCGAGAGCGAGAACTTCAGCCATTCGGATATAGCCTCTCAAATATTGCCTTGGTTGGTGGATGACGCTTGAGGTTGCGCCTCACCCTGCCCCCAGCCATTGCCCAGTCATAAAAAGGCTGGCATGCCAGCTTGCGCTTTGCGCAAGCGTCCCACCGATTGCATATGGTCTTGAGTTCGCACGGTGGTGTACCTATGGCGCGAAATGCCTGATGGAATGCACCAGCCAGCTGCCTCGAGGTCGACAGATGACACCGGCCACAACTGGTGATCTTGAACCGGCGAAGGTCTTTACCCAGTGCCTCGAACGTATTGCCACAATCACACAAGCATATCCACAACGCACCTAACCCACTCTGCCCACCATATGCCAACGCTTCGACGTTTCCCCATCGATCCCCTGTCGAGTCGACAAACGACTTCGTCGTCGGCATGGGCATGCCCTCGATATTGTGGTCAGTCTCCATGCACGGTCTCGAGACTGGACACTGCGTTGCAGTGTGTAGTCTCTATTACTATAGAGACTACACCGTGCAGACCAGTGGGGAAGTTTTCCTGCATGGTCTCAACACGGTCTTTACACGGTCTCATGTGTTGCCCCTGAGACCTTTCATTCGCAATGTTGTGTGGAATTCCTGCACCAGATAACCCTTATCCAACCACTCTTTGATGTACTTCTTCGCCGCGGGCATATCGATGTCGTACTTGCCGCACAACCACTTCCCTAGAAAACGATCAGACTGCACCGCTCTCGAGAATGGCTGACCAATATCCCAACGATCATTGATAAGACCTATGGCTTCGACAAACTGCTCCCGGGACAAGGTGCGCCGGGACTCGATAGCGTCTTCCACCATTGGTGTGCAGTCCAACAACAGCCCGCTGTTGGGATCGCGCAGGAACACACGCTCATCCGTCATGCCGATGTCATTGCTCTTAACAACAGCACCGCAGATGATGTCTAGCGGTCCGTATGTCTCTTGCATTGCGGCCTCGATCGAGGTGCGCATGCCGGATGGTGCCGGCCAGAATGAGTAGGCCCAGCGAGCACCATCAATGATGGCACTCGAGCCGCGGGTAGCCATTCGGGCCGCGAATGCAGACTCGATCTCCATCTCTTTACGCATGTGGTGAGACACCATGCCCGTCGCGCCGGTCTCGGCACACAGCTGCGACATGGCTGCCCAAAAGGTCTGCGCCACTTCAGGTGCGGCATTGATGTCACCCTGAATAAAGGTCTGCAATGGATCGAGACACACAAATGCCACATCACCCAGCGCATGTATCTGTGCAAAGAGTGAATGCCATGCAGTGGTCATGTGCATGTCGCCCGACTTGGATTCGAGTAGTGCGGTGTGGCCGCCCGCATCAGGCAGCGGGACCACATACAGATTGCCGTCGAGTTTTTTCTTGTCATCTTCAGTGATCAAAAGATCAATGCGCCTATGGATTGCAGCGAGTGA